AAATCATAGCTGTAGTTGTAGCCGTAGCCCTGAGTAGGGATTGGCCACGCGACATTCTCCATGCCGAGAAACGAGAACACCGGCCCGCGATGCCCGGGCCCACGGCCGTACCTCTGAATTGAAATGTCGCCGTCATAGATCACGTTGTAGTTGTTGCCGGGCTTATCCACTCTCGGGACCAAGATGAGACTGTCGCCCTCAGAGATGTTCAGCGCGTGCTCCATGTCGATAAGCGTGTCGGCCGAAATCCAGGCCGCATAGTCCAGCTGCGCCCTGTAGCCCCAGCCGTGAAACCGGCTTGCCCGGCGCGAACGGAAGAGCCTGTGGATCGTCTGATCCGGCGTGAATGTCTCCACGAGCCCGTAGCAGTACGGGAGGTCGACCACATATCCGTCGACGACAAAGGCCTTGTCGTCAGTCGGCGTCCCGCCAATCCACTCCTGCACCGTGATCACGTCGGTTTCATCGTTGACCGCTGTGACCCTCGCATACACCTCAAGGTCCGGATAGCCCGAACGCGTCACGGCTGAGCGTATCCGCATTCCTGCGCGCACAGCCTTGAGAGACGGCGATCCGGCCTCTGTGGCCGTCGTGCTCGTGTAGGTCGTGGCACCTGTCGAGGAGTAGTGCGCCACAGCTTTGATCACGAGGATCCTCGGCTTTCCCGATCCGCTGATCCTCTGGAACGTCGGGATGAAGGTCATACCGTCACCAGTTCAAGTTGTGAGGTGTCATCGATCAGGTCACACACGGCCCTGCGAACCACCATGCGCTTATCACTTGTCAGGTCGTTCGGGAACAGATTCTTCGCAGAGACAACCGAGTCACCTACTTCCCAATCCACACCCGTCACCTTGCAGCTGACCACACGGCGCGTCCGGAGGAGGTCGGCCCACCTGGTCCTGGTCGGGGCTTCCGCGATATTGAAGTCCTGCAGGAAGAAGTCGAACGTGTTGCGCGGGTTGTCCTCCAGTTCCACGGACCGGTTGTAAGGATTCAAAAACCGGAGTTTGGGGATGCAGGAGAAGATGTTCCCCTGGGGCGTGTTCCTCCCCCTCGGGATGTCGATCGTCTGCGTCCAAGCATCCGTCAGCTCGTCAAAACTGTACCACGCGACAGGCATTTCCTTCTCCACGTCCGGCCAGGGAATCTGCGTGTGGAGGTAGTCGAAGTGCATCAGGTCCTCAATCACGGTTTCCGTCAGCGTGTTTGCCTCAACGATCCCGCAAAGAAACCACCCGCCCGTTATGTCGGTCGGATCGCTCCGGAAGAGGAGCCGCCTGCCTATTCCACCCGGGTTGATCGGGATTCGGATGTACGTCTTCCATCCGGCGATTCCGTCAGGCAATGCGCCCAAGAGTACCGCAAGCACGTCCGAGGCGATGCTTGGCGAGCCGTCCGATGTTTCATGCAGCACGCGGTAGTAGTGTGTCCCCGGCTGGAGGCCATAGGGGATACGCGGGTCCCCGAATGGATATGGTAGCGGGACGGGTTTTGCCGCTTCTGTCGGTGCTGTGGCGCTGTAGGTCAGCGCGTAGCTCTGGATGTAGTCCACACTCTTTGATTCCAGTGCGAGGACCTCAATCTCCTCATCGTCGCAGAGCCGCGCATCGATGTCCACCAGGCGGTTATTGAGCACGCTAACCCGGTGCACCATCTTGAGGGTCCTGCTCTCCGGATCGATGTAGAACTCCGCATTATGCCAGAGTGAAAGTGCTTTGAGAAGCTCCTCCCACGTCGTGCTGCGGTTCAAGTTTTCGAAGGTCCCCTTGTACCCCGTTCCATAACCGCGAATCGTTGATGTGCCGAACGTGCCAAGGTCGAAACCGAGGAAGGTGGTCCCGCCCTCACGGATGTCGGTCTGGTCGATCTCGTAGCGGAAGAGCTCATCCAGCGTGATCGTTGTGGTAAAAGTCCCGGTCGATGGGATGAACAGTTTGCACGTCTTGGCTTTTTGCCAGAACCTCTTGAGCCCTGAATATGCCGTAAACTTCGCATACCGATCGCGCAGGAAGAAGCGCACGCTCTCGTTGTCGACATATCCCCAGAACCTCCGCCGCCCATCATCCCCGTAGATGTTCACGCTGTAGAGGTGTGGCTTGCGCATGCCGGAGAACAGATCAGTGAACGTATCAGAGAGGTCGCTGAGTGAGAGCATCACATCCGGCATGGTCCGCTCGAAGGCGTTGAACTCAAGCTCCTGGGTGATGAGCTGGTGCTCGGTTTCATCCAGGAAGGGCGTTGCGTCGAGTTCCGCTTCCACTGTCGGGACTATTTTCTGAATCATGATCCTCATACGGCCTTGTTCGCAAAGTGCCGGTTCACCGCCGGCATAACTTGAATCAGATGGAGCTCACCGTTCGAGAGATCCACCTTCCCGGATACCCGGATTGCTGGAGCGTAACCGCCCAGGGAGCGCCTGCTCTCGGTGTCAATCCGGTCGCTGATTCCACTCGTTCCCGCCTGGCCTTTGAGCAGTCCGACGATCGGAATGACTGAGGCGATGATGCCTAGGGGCCCGGCCGCTCCGGCGTCGGCGGATTCCGCAAAGCGAATAGCTTTTGCGATCTCGAAAGCTATCTGGAGCGCACGTGCGAGTTTCGCCAGCAGCGTATCACCACCCTGAGAGAAAGCCGCTTCCAACACGGCACCGAGGTTCTGCGCCGAAGCCATATCGCGCTGCCAACCAGCTTCCTGCTTCCGGAGATATTCCTCCTGGGCGCGCGCACGCTCGTTCTTGACAGCAATGACGTGCTGCCGCTCGCGCTCCTGCTGGGCGTTCCAATCCTTGATGTACTGGTCCAGGCTCCGGGCGTTGTCAGACGGCCCCCTGCTTCCGCCAGTATCGGCCGAGGCCTTCGGAGCCTTCACGTCTCCCGGCTTGAGGGCCCCTGCGGCGCCTACCACGGTCATGCCGACGCTACGAAGGAGGATTGCCAGTCGGCGCTGTTCGTCCTGGAGTTGCTTGATCTTCGTTTCCAGCATCTCCCCGGTCATCTTCCCAAGTTCGATCGCGGTTAATCCTGCACGCTTGGCATCCTCTTCCGTCAGGTTCATGAGTGAAGTGCCAGCCTGCATCTGCGTCTGGATATCCCGGAAAATCTTGAGCTGAGCTTCGACGCGCTCGAGGCTCTGCTGGTAGAGTTGTTCCTGCGCCTTCTCGACTTTCGGCAGGAACTTGTCCATACTGCTCGAGACTTCATCCAGAGCCTTCTGGTAGTCCTTCAGCCCCTCATCAGCGGCTTTCTTTGCCTCCTCATTGGACTGCTGGAAGAACGTTACGAGCGCCGCCCCCACGCCGAGCACGATGCCGATCGGCCCGCCAAGATTCGAGAGGGCACCACCCAGCCGGCCGATGAGGCCCGGCGCTCCCTGCAGCGCGCGGCCAAGGCCGAAGAAGGCGAACTCGGCCCCATTTGCCGCGGCAACGCCGGCAAGCAGGCTCTTCTCCAGTTTCTGCGTGGTGGCCGATGCACTCTCGTTCCCCCGGGTGAGGAATGAAAGCGCAAAAGTGAACATCGTGATGCTCTGCACCGATTCCCGGAACACCCGGTCCTGGAGCCGCTGCTCGCGGAAGAAGCGCCGCGTGCTCTCTGTGGCTGTCTCCTGCTTTACCGAGACATCATCCAGGCTCTTCAGGAGCTTCCCTGAAGGATCCACCGCAAGTGTACCCAGGTCCTTCAGGGACATCTTGAGGGCCTTCGAAAGCCCCTCAGCCTTGCCGACAGAGGTCTCGAATTCCTTCATGTCCAGGGAAAGCTTCTGAATGATCGTGCCGATAGTCTCTTCAGTCGCCAAGCTGTTTCGCCTCTTCCTCTAGCCTGCGGGATTCCCGCTCTTCCTCTTCGCGCTTCTGAATTGCGAGCGCGCCGAGGATCCACCTGTAGACTGCACGGCGCGGCAGAACTCTCACCGCCTGCGCCTCTACGATGTCGCCGTCTGTGATGTGGTACAGCGCCATTTCCGGGATGGAGCTTACTGCGGGGTCGCTCTCGGGGAAGTCGAGTCTAAGATGCTTCGCAACATCGGCCAGCTCCCGATCCAGCTTGTGTTGAGCGTAAAAAAATCCGCCAGCACCTCTGCGAGCTGGCTGTTGCGCATCAACTTCACGATCTCATCCCGGTCGATCCTCTGCGCGCGCGCCACGATTGCATTGTAGGCACGGTGAAACGGCGTCGGGGCGTAGGGTTTCAGGACGATCCGCATGAACGCTTCCACCGTCTCCCCGTCAAAGACTGTATCGATCACGTCCTGGAGACTCACCTTATCAAAGGCAAATTTCCCGGAGAGCTTCGCCAGTATGGGCCGGAGCTCCTGATCCTCTGCCCAGGTCAGCTCCTCCTGTGTCCAGAGCGTGCCATGGACCCGGTAGATCTTTCTGGTCATAATCCGTAAATCGCCTTCTGTGCGGTATAGTGCCGGGCAGCTATCGCCGCAATGTCTGATGGAAGTCCGCCGGCTCCGAAGTTGTAGATCCTCACGCCGCCGATATCCACCTGGCCGAAGCCCGTTGAGAGCCGCGCCAGCAACAGGGAGGTGGCTGTGGTCATGTCGCCCACAGCGCTCATACTCACGGGATCGCCGTCTGCCACACCGTTGAGATACAGCTGGGCATTCCCGTCATGGTCACCGTGCAGGGCTACGAGCTTCCAGACGTTCTGCAGCACATCGGCCGCCCCGGTCACGTCCGGACTGTCGGTACCATCGGCAAGCTCCGCGATGATCTTGTTCCCTGCGCCCCGCACGATCGAGAAGCCGGCCGCGGTCCCGGCGGCGGCCTTCTTGGAGATAATCTCCTGGGCCGCACCATCAGCTCCGACGACGCGCACCCAGACTTCGATGAAGAAATCATCATCGGCATCGAAATTGCAGATGTCCCCGAAACCCGCGGTGTCATCCGTCCCGTCAAAGCGGAGGATATTCGCCTGCCCCCAGATCGCGGCCACGTCATCTGCCGGCTGAATCGTTCCATGCCGGTGAAATCCCGATACGTCCAGGATCATCACCGTGCCCGTGTTGAGGTCGATCCGCGGCTCGATCCAGAGCTGCAGGTCGGCCACGCGAATCTCCGCATCCGCGTGCACGCGGTAGTACGGCGGCACGACATAGGACGGCGTCTTGTCGACGAGCGCCTTGAACATCAGGGGGAGCGGCCGCTTCCCGGGCGCATAGTTCAGCGGGATCGAGGGGTTGATGCTCGCGTAGTCGAAGGCGTGGTAAATCCATGCGCCGGGTCCCACGAGGCCCGAATGCCGGAGCGCATAGATTTTCCCGTTTGCCCCAGAGACGAGGTCCAGTTCATCTTTCCCGGTCTGCATGAGCTGGCTCACGCCTGAGACAGTCCGGATCCTCTCCAGGACGTTAATCAGCTCTCCGGTTTCGTCGTGGAAGTCCTCCTGGGTGTACTCATCGTTGATCGCGGTGGACTCAATATGCCCGACGCACTCAAATGCGGTGCCTGCGGTGGGTTCCACCTGGCGCACCTCGAAGAGCCCCGGGCCTTTGACGAAGATCCGGGTGCGATTCTTGCCGAGAGCCATAGTGAGCCTCCTTACACTGCAGCCGTGTACACGGTGCCGTTCGCCGTTGTGACCTGCCCGAGCGCCGTTGTGGCGGTCTCCGCCATGACAAAGAGCGTGCCGGCGGCCACGTCAAACCCGTTCGGCGTCACATCGACCGCGCCCTTGGGCATGAGGACCGCAATGTTAAGCGTGACGAGGCGCTTCTCGCCTGCGCGGAAGGGCAGGTCGTAGCCCGGCTTGATCTTCACGAGCGGAAAATACCACTCCTGGTAGGTCACCGTCGGGTTGTCGAGCTGGACCTGCAGATAGGCGTGGTAGAACTTGTCCGCGGCTAGCGCGGGCAGATCAAGCTCGTCCTTACCCGATTGCAGGAGCGCCACTTCCAGCCGGCATGTCCTTTTGCCCACCAGCTCGTTGATAAAATCGCCGGCGGCGTCCGTGATCTCGACCATCTCATGCTCGTCACCGATGCGGACCGATTCTACGTAGCCCGCATCGCTCATGGTCTGGGTGCTTCCGCCGGAGACAAGCTCTTCGATCTTGAAGAGGATTGCCTTCGCTTTGGCGTTGGTTTTGACGCGGGATTTTCCGAGTGCCATTTTCCCATTCTCCTATTCTTCGCCCAGGAGGGCAGTATGATACACCACATCGAAGCGCATCACCGCGCCGACAATCCGTCGCTCTTCCTGCTCCACGAGCATCTCATGGCCGGTGTATCTGATGTCGTACGTCGCGGTCATGTTGTCCCGGACCGCCTTTCGCACGTCCATCATGAAAGACCGGATCGCGGTGGCCGTCGAGTTCATGGCCAGCGTGATCTCAAAGTGCGCCGTATGCTCCTCGGAGGCGGCATCCGATCCACCCTGGTCCGACCCAAGGCTTTCTTGCTCCGCATCCCCCGTTACGTCCCGGATGTCAATCGCAGGGAGTAGCGTCGCATCCGAAGGCCGCGGCTCCCACGTGGTCACCATCTTGACCGTCGTGTGGTAGCCATCTGCCACCTTGATCTTGGCCATATTCGTGGCCCAGGAGGCCACAAGTGTTTCCAGGGCGATCGCCATCTCAGTTATCCAGGCTCAGATGTAGCAGGGTCTCTTCGTTGTTCAGCGGTTCGGCGCGCATCACGTAGTAGGTCGTGCCGGATATTACCAGGGTGTCACCGCGGGTTGCCGAGGAGACGTCCGACGTTTTGCAACGGGCCGTGGGCGTGGCCGTCTGCACTTCCATCCCACCCACCGACACGATAGCCCCGGCCCGGTCAAAAATCACGGTGATCGTGGCCGGGGTGCCGCCGTGGGTGTACGTGGCCGACACCCCGAACTCGTCTCCGTAGAACGTCGCTATTTCGGCGTCAAGAGCCACCTACTTCTTTGCGGCCGCTTGCGTCGCAGGCGCGCACTTCCCGCTTGCGATGAGGTAGTTCGCGTCCGACTTCGGCGCTGTGATTTTCTCGCCGATGTTGTATACCTTCCCGTCAAACACCACCCCCGCCGCCTTGCCGTTTTTGCCGCGCTTCACGACGACGACGTCCACTTTCGGTTCCATCTGTGCCATCTTGGTATTCCTTCGCTGTGTTGATGAATTGACTGTGAGGAGGCAGAGGGGGCCACTGCTGACCCCCTCTCCAAAGCACCTGCCTGTTACGACAGGTCAGAGCAGTACGTGAAGGCTGCCGGCTGTTTGATGACCACGTCCATCAGGTGGAACACGTTGAACCTGACCAGGCCGTTTGCCGCCTGCGTGACCACGTCGGGGATGATCTCGATTGCACCCCAGGTCAGGAGCAGCGCCTTCGAGAAATCTCCGAAGAACACGTAGCTGTCGGCGATCAGGTTTGTCTCAGCGACGCCATACCCCTTGATCTTCCCTTCGTCGCTCATGATGTAGATCGGGTATCCGGCCTCTTTCGGCCGAACCGAGAACACGCTTGAGCTGGCGGAGTTCATGACAAACCAGAGGGTTCCGGCCGCGGCATTCGCCGTCTTGATGTCGGTCGGGAACTCGACGGCTGCCGCCCAGTTGAGACCGGCGCCGGTCACCGTACCAACACCTGTCGTATTGATGATGCCTGTCGGGTAGTTCGTCCCCGCTCCGGCAAACAGCTGCGACTCTTCCGAGAGCATGATGGTCTGGATCAGATCCTCACGGATAACCATTTCTACGGACGGTGTGCTCTGCACGAGCAGGCGCCGGGAGATATCGGTGAACGTGCCGACCTCGTTCGGTATGCCAGTTGCCAGGCCGAACGTCTGATTGGATTCCGTGAAGGCTTCGGCTTCACCCGGCCAGTATGCCGTGGCCGCGCCCGTCTGGCGGGGGAACGTCACATTTCCGCCTGTCACCGTCATCCTGCGGACGCCGATCTTCCCGGCCACGCTTTGGTTGCGGAGCATGCCTTCCCACTCGCTCGCCAGCAGGTTCGTTCCGACCAGGTTTGCACCTGCGGTAGCGCCGCCGGCATAGGAAAGGTCGCGCCGGTTCAGCGTGTCCGCGATGTCGAACGGAAGGAGGACGCTGCCCGGCTTGTTGCGGGAGCCCAGGCGCTTCTCGACTTCGCGCGAGCACTCAAGCTCGAATCCGGCTTCAACCTTTTCTCCAGCCGCGTGCGCGAGCAGTCGCCCGAGACTGAACCGCTTCTTGTCGCTCTCGCTGAAGCCCAGATGGCCGAGCGGCGCTTCGAGCTGCTCGCCAGACGGCAGCGCGTCAAACAGCCGGCCCTTGAATGTCGCGCCGTCGATGCCTTCCTTGATTGCCGCATCGCGCATCTCGTCCACCTTCGGGACGCGGCCCATGTAGCGCGACGCGAGAGCCTCGATCTCAGCCTTCCGGGCCGCCTTCTCACGCTCATCGGCTGCTGTCAGGCGAGCGTTGAGCTCCGCTTCCTTTTTCGCCAGTTCTTCCGGCGAAGGGGCTGTGTTGTTATCCATCTTCGCACCTCTTTGCTGTATGTGGTTGATGTCCTCCCCCTTCGCTGGGGTAGGCGTTGCTACTTCCTTGGACCGTCCGACGCCGACTGATACATCCGCCGGCACGGAGACAATGCTGATCTCGTACGGCTCCCACTGGCAACGATAGGCCTTGAGCCCCTCCCCTGCACAGAGGTTCTTTAGGGCCTCGTCCATTTCTTCGGGCTTGATCTCCGTCATGCTGTGTACCATGTAGCCGACGGAAGTCTTTTTACGGATCCCGTCCTGGACGTCCCGGAATATCTCTTCTCCCAGCTTCTCCTTGGAGAATCGTACCGCCGCCCGGCCGACCTTATCCGGATCGATCCTGCACCGTTCGACCACGCCGATCTGGTCGCGCATACTGTGATTCAGGAGCAGGGCGGCGCCGTCTGAGAGCCGGTCGAGCTTCACGTCGCCCGGCTCATGGGAGAGTATTTCTACTCCCCACCAGCGCACGTACGGCTTGTCGGATGAGAAGGCGACATCGACCGTGCGCGCCTCGACATTCACCGCGGAGCGGTCAAATGCCACATCGCGGTACTGCACCTCACCGAGGACTTTCTGCCGGGTAGTGGTGTCCATGATCTGAGGCCTTCGTTAAATGCGGTAGTAGAATCGTGCCCGGAACGTGGCTGTCGTAACGCCGCACCCGGTCGCCTGACCCGTGATGATCACCCGGAGCGGGTAGTAGATGCCGTCCAGCAGGTCCGAGTCCGCATCGGTGATCGAATATTCCTGCGTCGCCCCTGTCGCTGTGGTCGTGACCAGCGAATCCGTAAGTACCGCCGTCCATGTGCCATTTGTCTGGTACTGGACGACGACATCCAGTTCCGCTGAATCGGCCGTTGTCACGACAAGGCTCAGCCGATTCGCCCCTGCGACGTAGTACGCTCCGGAGGTGTCAGCAACGCCAGCCGCATACGATTCAGCGTTGAATACTGTCGTGTAGTTCAGATTGATCTGCGCGGCTGCGGCGGTGGCCACAAGGGCAAGCGCGACCATGAGAAAAGTGAATCGTTTCATCGTACCACCTCCATCAGTGAGTGTGTCCGTTGTTGTTTGCCAGTAGTTGCTTTGCCGCAGCAACAAGATCTTCCTCGGTGCTCGCGGGTGCGCTTTTCTGTGGGCCCGGCTTCCCGAAGTCGAGCACTACGCCGTACTTCGCGGCCAGATCCTTCACCCATTTGATTTCGCTGAATGTCTCCTCCACATCCTCGCCTCTCGCGCCGAGCTCACGGGCGAGGGAAGTGTAGCCAAGCTGCAGCATGAGCTGGATCGCCTGCATATCCTTGAGCGGGTCAACCCAATCCCAACGGCGCCCAATCCACACCGGCTTGTTGAACTTCTCGAACTTCTCCACCGGAAGAGCTGAGCCGCTCGTATAGGCGATCTTGGAGAGAAGCAGCGCGTTTTCCAGCCACCAGGAGAACACCGGGCGCAGGAACTGTTCGGCAAACCAGTTCTGGATGAGCATCCAGGTCTCGCGCTCATCGAGCGCGCCGGCGCGGAGTGAGGTGTAGTTCACACCTTCAAGGTCATTGCCGAGCAGGTTGTAGTTCACACCCAGGCCGGAAGAAACCGAGCGGAGGATTGATTTCACAAATCCCGCATGCTCTCCGTTTGGGTAGGCGGGGTCATAGGCCTTTATATCCCACCCGGGATCGGTCACCACGTTTTCACCTGGAGCAGACTCGATTACCTTATTGCCGGAATCGCTCTCTCCCGTATATGGCACGTTCCCCTGGGCATCAATGGACCGCGTGTAAACGGCGTGCTTGTTCGCCCCGGCCCGGGCATTCACCACGGCCGCAATTTCGTACCCGTGAAGCATCCGGAGCCGCACCATTGACTGGGCCATCCACGGGATGCCTCGCGTCTGGGATTCGTACTTCTGGTCAAAGACGTGGATGATCTCGCTCGCAGGAACCGGCTGTCGGTCACTCGCATAGGTCTGGATGCCATAGAGCACCGATTCCTGCGTCTCCTTGCGGAAGTGATACCTCACGGGGCGCTTTGTCTTGTCAATCTCCACGCCCATGATCACCACGTTCCCGTTGGGAAGCCGTTCGGTGTATGTTTCATCGAGGGCCACAGGATCAATCACCTGGAGCCGAGAGCCGTACGGAGCTGTCTTGTCGCGTATGATCCGGATAAACGCCTCACCGTCCCGAGCCACATGCTCCATGATCTGTATGCACATCCCGCGGAATGTGTGACGTCCACTCACGGAGCACTCGCGCGATGCAGCCCAATCCCCCCATGCGGTTTCAATGAGCGTATTGGCGAGATTGTCCTGCTCCCAGATATACTCGCCCTTGTCTCCCCGGACGAGCTCCTTGACATCCATCTGCAGCTTGAATCCGTTCGGCCCGACGACGTTTGTCCGCACAAGTCCGAGGAACCTCACCACATGATCGTTGTTCTTTGCCAGGTCACGCGCCCGAGAGCGAATCTGGGTGAGGTTCCCGCGGAGATCGGAGTTGATTGAATCTTCAATGCTGTTCCAGTCGGCCAGGAGCTCCGAAGGCGTTGCAGCGTCAAAGCCGCGCGATCCGCCCTTAATCGAACGCGCGATCGCGCGAATGTCCTTGGGAAACTTGAGGATGTCGCTGAAGAAACTCATACGATCCCCCCGAACCTGGTGCGGACCGGCTTGTTCGGCTCCAGACCCTGCGCAATCAGGAATGCATCATCTTCGGCTTTGACTTCCATCGCCAGACGGTTGCGGACGCGCAGCATCTCTTCCCAGGACCGGTAGCCGATCGCGCGCGCAGCTATCTGCATCGTCTCGTGGCCCTTCCCGAGATTCGCCAGGATCGTCGTCTCTACAGCATCGAGCATCTTCCGGGCAGTCGAACGAGCGTCTGTGGCCGTCGATCCGGTCGTGACATCCTTCGTCACATTGACCGTGCCGGCATAGATCGTGTGGCGCTGGAGCGTGGCGCCACTTCCCTTCTCAACCGATTCGTGATAGAGGTACAGTCCGCCGGTTGTGAGGCCATCCGTATCGGCAGATGCCAGAGCCACGTCGTAGGATTCGCCATCAGCGTTCGTTGTCGCAGATACCTGGAGACGCACCGTAGGGTTGTTGATCGTCACCTTGAGCGTCCAGCCGGCCGATGCCGGGTAATCGGCATTGCTGACGGTATACGTATAGGTATCGCCAGCAAGTATGTTGGTCGGACGCGACATCAGAACTTCTTCCCAATGCCATAGCGAACGGTTGGACTCGTCACACCGTTGAGAGAATCCTCGTAGGTCACAAAGATCAGAGTGGTGTCGGTGTAGGGATTGAGAGTGATTGGGGCCTGGAAGAGCGCGCCGGCGTCGACCGTATCCGATGAAGCACCCAGGAGTGTGTCACCTTCCAGATCGGCCAGTAGTGAGCCGTTGAACTGCCTCCGCAGGATGACGTTCACGATATTGACCGAATCCCTTGACTGGAGCCAGAACGTCGCGCCGCTTTCGTGCCCCGCCCGGATCCAGGTCAGCGTGTCGACCTGGGAGTCCGCATACGTTCCTTGTGTCCAGCTGGTCTTGAGCGAGGTCCCGTAGAAGGTGAGCTCGGCGCCGATGGAGAGAACAGCGACGGCTATGACGGCAAGCAAGGTGATCTTCTTCATGTCGCGTCTCCGAAAATAAAAATGGCGGTCCCGCGTGCGCACGGAACCGCCAAAATGAAAATGCCCACCGAACGCCAGGCGCACGGTGGGCATTCTACCGGGGAGCTACCCCAGTGTTTGTGCAAATATACAGCGATGAGCTGCTGCTGTCAAGGACCTCTTTAGGTCCTAATCTCTAGAACTTGACAACCCAGTTCTTACGATACCGGACGAACCGCGGTTTCACGTTCTCCAGCGGTGGTTGCGGGTTGAGTGTGATCGTTCCGGATTCTGTGAGATTGACCTCTGCGACCGAAACGGCAAGCCAGTTGATATAGGCGGCAACGGACATACCGAGTTGTCCAGCAGCTTTCTCGCTGGCCTTTGTAGCGTCATCGTCGAGTTCGACTTTCATCCGGCCTCAGAATCTATCAGCCCAGCATTGTTTGCGTCGGCGGAACAAGCGTAATATGTGGAAAACTTGTCGGCCACTTTATTGGCTCGTCAGGCATCAATACCCCGAGCGGAACGTCGACCACAAAATAGTATTCATTACGGCATGCGGCTATGGCATCACGTCGGTCCAAAAATACCCCCTGAAGATCCCAAACAACATCTGGCCACTCGCCGGACCGGTATTGGCCAACAACATAGCACATTGTATCCATTTGGTTCTCCTCAAAAGTTGCTGACCCAGTTTTTCCGCCGCCTCGCGGCCATAGGCTTCGCTTGACTTGCGGGGGCCTCCTGCACCTCAACGACCGATGGAGGATTGATTTTCAGACTTTCAAGCGCATCGTCACGCCGCTTCTTGAGCGCTGCCCAGTTTGGATTCAGAAGCGCTGCAGCTGCATAGGCGTACACCTCGCAGTCAAGGGGCTCGTTGCGGATCCCCTGTGCCTTAGGCTGCCAGACCTTCCGGGGGAATCCGTCTCTGCGGACGATGACCTGCTTCTCAGATACCAGGCCGTGAAAATAACTCTCTTCGGCCCACAAGGGGAAGTGCATATACCCGGGCGGGAACGATCCATCCTCCTGCTTAGCCAGCCGGAGCCGACGGTAGATCTCAGTCTTTGCCCCATCCACACCGACGGGGAACATCCGCGCCCGGTGGATATTCCCCCGTGTCATCTTCCCGACAAGCGGCCGGGCACCGTCGCGCCCGAAGATTGCGAATACCCTCCTGCCTCCGCAGCTCCGTACGTACTTGTATACCTCCTGTGTGTAGTGACCTGATGAGTCTATACAGGCGCAATCAACACGCAGTCTCAGGCCCGATTCGGTTTCGTATTCCGCCAGGAGCACATCGTTGAGCGCCTGCCATACTGTGAGATCGGTCGGGGTGCCGTAGATCGGCCGGTACGCAATCAGCCAGGATTCCCAATCCACGCCCCACCCCTTGAGTACAAACTCCAGGCGGTCATCCTGCGTGTCGGCACCGACCGTCAGCATCAACGCACCATCCGGGACTTTCGTATACTGCTCCCGCCTGCTGAGCAGGGATTCATCGTTGATCGTGTACGCCTCTTCCTCGTCCCAAGTCTCACCCAGCGTGGTGTTGACGAACACCTGCAGGCTCTCCCGGCGCTGCTTTGATTCGAGGAACTCTTTTGCGATCGTCTGCCAGTTGGACCAGGGAGAGTATAGCTCGTTCAGGTGGAACCCCGCATGGGCTATCACGTCCGGACGGTTCACCTCCCACCTGCCGGAGCGTACCATCTTGTGCTTCTCCGGCTCCCCGAGCTGGGCCTTGCATTTCTCGCACTCATAGTACGCCCAGGACGCACCCGCCGCATCGAATACCAGTTGCCCGCCGGAGATGTTGGCAAACTTGGATGTACGGGAAAAGACGGTTTTCTGAAATGTCCCACACCTTGGGCATGGAACGAGAAAGTGTCTCTGGTCCGACACCTGCCAGCTCGCCTCAATCCGTGACACTCCGGTGATCGTTGGGGTCGAGACCATCATGATCTTCCGGTTGAAGAAGTTCTTCGCACGCTTCACGGCAAGCTTCACCGGATCCCCCTCGGTGCCGGCCGACGGAGGAAACCGGTCGACTTCATCCAGGAGCACAACGCGGACCGGGCGGGAGGCAAGCGACGCCGGGGAGTTCGCGCCGGCAACCGTGATGTGCCCCCCGGGGAAAGTCTTGTGCAAGATCGTGTTTTGCGAATCCTTCGCGCGTGCATCCTTGACCTTCCCTATGAGCACCGGCGTATCGCGGACCATCGGAGCAAAGCGGTCCTTGCTCCAGGCCATGCCCATTTCGAGCGTCGGTTGAATCATGAGTATCGGGCAGGGATCCTGATGGATGAAGTACCCCACGATGTTGTTGAGCACCTCCGTCTTGCCGACCTGAGCGCTGGTCATCATCGTGACCGTCTCTATCAGCGGATCCGAGAAAGCGTCCATCACCCCGCGCTGGTATTCAGCCCGGTCGGTTTTCCACCGCCCTGGCTCTGCCGCGCTTTCCTGCGACAGAATGCGATTTGCGTCTGCCCACTCGCTTACGCTTAACCGGGGTGGTGGCCTTAGTATCCTTGCGATCTTGTCGTAGATTATCATGGCCCCTGCTGAGTTCGTTGAGCGCGTCCCATATTTCATCGTCGATCAGTTTCTTGAGTTCCGCCACGGTCCTGCATCCAATCCCGCGCGGAGCAACCGTCGATCCGATCGGCAGGAGCCGCGCACGGCAATTCGCTACAAGCTGGCCATACTCCTGCTCCATGTCAGCAACGGGCCTGAGCTTCCCGCGGTCAACCTCGAGCTGCATCTCCTCCCTGGAAGCCTTCGCGCGCTTGAGCCGTGTCTCCTGTTCCTTCCACTCCAGATTGTCGAGCCGCGACTCCACTTCCGCGCGCTTTCGCTCCAGCCACCAGTGGACACACGCCTCGAGATCGTACCTACCCTCCGCAATCCGCGGCATTCCCGATTTCGCATACTCCGAAATCTGCTGATGGGTAACAGCAAAAACCCGCTCAAGTAGCTTGGATTTGACCTCAATACGCTCTGGATTGCTGCCCTTTCCCGTCAATGCAAGTGCCCTTTTTGGCTCAGAAATCTAGACAACTGTCGCGCTGCCCGTCACCCGCAGGAATTTGCGTGTTACCAGGACCCGCGGTCTTCCGTGGATAGTTACGATTGTGCGACTGCGTTGTTGAATCGGCCCATCTCACATTACCTGGTTCATAATTCCCGTTGTTGTCGATGCGGTCGATGGAGAGACCGGGGCTGGGTTTCGGTCCGACGTCCGCAAGGAAGTTGGGGAACGAATGACGCCAGCGATCACAGACTCGAATCCCTCGCGCTCCATAGATTCTGTACTTGGGATGCGTCATCCGCGTACACCGCTGGATCATTGATTGCCAAATGAAGTACTCTTTGCGATACAGATACCGCAGTGGCACAGGTTTCGGTTGCGCCATCCTCTCTGCCTTCAATCGCTCTCTCTCACGCTTTCTCGCAAGGGCTCTTATGTGCTGCTCCTCACGCGATACGGCGCCATGTCTGCGCCGGTAATCACGTTTCAAGGTCATCCGGCATTGACGGCAATAGGACTGCTCGCGTGATGGCATGGCGTATTCACTCATGGGCCAGGCAACCCCACATTTCCTACACACTTTCATTGATGTCATCGACCTCCCCCTAGTCTGAACTTCATCTCATGCTGGAGTACGCGGCCAAGCTCACGGGCTGCAGCCTTGACTACTTCAACCGCATTGGACTTCTGGTAGAGATTGGCAGGTGTTGGGCCGGCCATCTCGATGATCGGTTGCCTTTTGTAGAACGTCAGCGCGTCACCTGTGCCAGGTGCATACCGTCCCCTTTTCATCGCCCGCTTTGGCCCCTTGCGTATGAACACGCCTCGGTGCCCGGAGGGGAGCTGCGGGATGAATGCATGACGGATGATCGTGGGCCTGACCTTTGAGACAAGGACACGCACGCCCGTCCTGTTCTGGGTAGCTCGGAACTTGCCCAGCGGAATGCGATCCCCACGCTCACCACGCACGATGAGATACCCTTCCAGTTTGCCCGCTTGTGCGCGCCGTATGGTGATGCGGTCACGCAGAGCGGACGCCTGCACGTTGTGCGTCTCACGGATCTGCTTGATAGCTGCAGCCCGGCAGGTGATGAGCGTCTTGTTAAGGGCGCTCACCGCGGCCTTGCGATAGGCGGCTCTGATTTGTGATGCGCTAAACTCAGGCATGAGACGTACTCCCGTTTCGCCGGAATATAGGCGGTTCGTACTGCCTGCGCAAGCCCAAGTTTTCAGCAGGCACAAACACCAGGTGTGGCCTGATGTGAGCGGGCGATGGCCCGAATAGTAGCGATACGCTGACCGGCTGGTTTTCCTTCATGCGCACGAACACCTTTGCCTTTGCGCTCGACACATTCAGCCACCTTTGAGCCGCAGCAAGAACTTCGGCCGGGCTGTCGCTGTCAAAGATTGGCTCATATCCACCTACGTACACATCGTCTCTCATGGTCATCTCCGTCTACCAATTAATCCACTGCATTGCCAGTACGATCACTAAACCGATCACCAGCGCGAGCGCCCACAACCTCTTGGGATGAGGCCGGAGAATCAGCCACGCTGTCGCGATGTAAATCCAGATGTCGGGATGGGTGAAGCGCTCCCAGGGATTGCGCCTCCAAACGCTCTCGGATGGCCACGAGTACCACAAGGCCAGCAACGTAGGGCTTAAGAGCAGTGCCCAGCGCAATACCGAGTGGCGTTGTGCCCACGAGCGCCAGGAGCGGCGCCACGTTGCCCATCTGGAGCGCAATGAGAAACGGCTTGAGCGTGACGAGCGCGACGGTCCATCCATATTCTGTCCTCAAGAGTCTGACGAGTATCATCACATAGCAGAGTATCATGGCTGCCATCCAGAGCCGCGAGGCAATGGGGAGCGGCAACCAGCAGAAGCCGATCACACCGAGCACCTGAGCAACTTCGTCCTTGTAAAGTTTGCCGTACGGCCCAGTGAGCGTGCTCTCGTAGTTGGGTCTGGTCTTGATCCACTCGTTATAGTCTCCGCGGTACACGTGCCAGTACAAGGAGTAGTCGCAGAAAATGCCCGCGCTTTGCTCTCCGAAACGCATCTGCTCGTAATACGGAAAGCTCCACAGCGCCCAGTACACGGACGAGAGGCATATCCCCAGGACGATGCCGTTGCGGTGCGCATACGCCCATTGGAATAAGTCTCTCATTCTCTCCTCCGTGCGGTGGTCATGGGCGTCCTCAGTCCATGATCTTGCGGAGGAACGCGGGCTTCTCGGCATTCTCGTTGTTGCCATCCATCATGTGGTAGCCCACTCCTATTTCCTCAACGGACAGCACGCGGTCTACTCCGATTGCGTTGTAAATATGCCGCGGGTCGGTCGTCGTGACGTACAGTTTCCCTTCGGCACACTTCCAGAGCTTCCCGTCCGCAAACTGCACCGTGTTCCCCACGGCGTTTGATGTCCGCACTGTGACACAATAGCACCTTGTCATTTCCGTTCTCCCTTTCTCCCGGTCAGCTTGCGCCACAGCCGGGGTTAACGTGACTTCGATTCCTTCCTCGCCCGGCGGTTCCAGCGGCTACCGCAAACAGATTGATGCGCTCCGGGATGGCCTTTAGACAATACGCAATACCTCCAAACAAGCTCACCGCGAAACTTTTTGATTGCCGGACATATCGGCCTCACTTCCTGCTTGCTCATGGCTTTGTCCCTATGATTCGACCAGTTCTCTACAATCACGGCAGAGACACGCTTCGTCGTAGCCATCCGGATGCTCGTTCCAAAACACGGTACGGAGGGGAACACCCGTCTGATGTGCAATAATCAGCCAACGAATGAACTCAACTGCTCGTTTCACTCTCTGCTTGCTCATGGGCGGGGCTCCGGGGGACAATTCGTGCACCTATATCCGAACCGCTCAGGGGTGGGAGAAGCATCGTTGGGGTCTCCATCATAACTCCACAAAAGGAGATGCCCGCATTTTGGGCATACTCCACCAATCCCAACATCTTCCATCTTGGCCTTCCTGAATTTTCCCCCGTGCCCTCGAAAAAGCATGCGTTTGTTTTGGTATCGCTCGCTCATCCCGCCTCTCCTTTCTCCGGCTCCTCCGGCTGGACGGGGCGAGGGATGAATGCCATACCTTGTAACGCCAATTTCATTCTCAATTCCTTCCGCCACCAATAGGCACCATCACCCTCTTGACGCTCAGGGAAATCTCTGTGTCCCAAGAGCCACAGGAATATCTCGTTGTCCGCCTCCCTCACCCTGGCAAGTTCGACGCGGAGTTCGCTGCGCTCTTTCTCCGCAAGTGCTGTCCTCAATACCCACTCAGACGCTGACAGGCCATCGGTTGTGTTGATGTCGAGAACAGCGGCGCGTTCTTTGAGCATCCTGTCGCGGCTTTCCCATGCGTCGCGCTCAGATTTCTCCGCCTCCACCACTCGCTCACGGAGGGTGGCAAGTTCGGATTCCGGGATGTACTTAATGCACTCTGCACCCTCTGGAGGAATAGTGTGCCATGTGCCTACAAACGTGCGATTCTCGAATGGGTCAATGTAGACTTCCTTCGGCGTGTCTGTCATGGCTTCACTCCTTTGCGCTCAAGGCGCGTGGTGAGGTACTGCATGAAGCCGGGGAACGTGGGCTTTGCGCTAGAGGCAATCCATACGGTGTCAGTTACATATTCCCCCGTCCACTCATACGCATTTGTCTCCGTCCATCTCATAGTGGGGAGATTGCTAATATGCCAATGACCGCTGCTACTGCATTCCCGTTTATACGCCTCCCAATCGGCAAGCAGACGGGGGAGAAACACATCGCGGTACAGGTCTATAGAACCGTTTTGTGGTGTCGCGGCGTATAAGTCGCCCGGGCCATGTTGTTCGACTTGCAGAAAGTACGCATCCGGCTGACTCTGGCTCTGTGGGTACTGAGCAAAAGTCAAGGACGGGAGAAAGAGCAATACGATTGCGAATTTCATCACCTACCTCCTGATCTGAAGTGTTGACCAAATCGAAACGACAGTGTCATGCTTCACCGTCACGAACATATACCCCGGATGATCGTACGGGTTCACCCAATACTTGACATACTCCGGGTTTGCCTCGGCAAGCGAGTATCGGTATTTCTCGGGAGCCGGGGTCCACCTTGCGCCAATGTTGAGCGTCGTGGATTCCCACCTGATCTGAGAAGCTCTGTGCCTGTTATCTTCATCGGCCATCTCCTGCAAACCGCAGCCGGCAAACAGGAGAAAGAGCAAGATCCATGTCCACTTCATTTCGGTTCCTCCTAGTGAAGAGTGGGATAGATTTGTTCCAATGCCTCATTGATCTCATCAACCAAAATCTTCGCCAGAGCTTTAACCTGATCTGATTCTATTTTCGGGAATGCTTCTGGCGCACAGTACATGGGATCGAATAGCCCGCGTTGAGCTTTCAATCTGGCATACTCATAGTTTGTTCGTTCCAACACTCGTTCGTATGTTAACATTTCACCACCTCCTGTTGTGTGTTCGTCGCGCTCATTGCGCCTTCCGTGGTTAGAAATCGCGTGTCTTGATCTTCACGATGAGCCGATCGCCATGTTTGTCGAATAGCGGTTGCGCTGTCCGCCCAACTAAACCCTCCGCGTATACCTCTTCGCCAATAGTGTCCAAAGCTAATGGGGATGCGAAACCAGCCCTTACTGCTTCCACGGCATCTTCAAGTGATGCCGTTCCCCAATAGGGGACAATCTTCAGTCCAAGTTTTCCTGCCACGTCCGCCGTGTTCTCACGATCCAACCACCACCGACCTTCAACAAGAACGTCAAAAACAATCAGCCGTTGTTCGGGTGAATAGTTACCGCCCTTTTGGATTCCAGCTCCATATCCTTCACCAAATACCACTGCCGGAGTGTCGCCAAAGGTAGTATACAATGCCTCGGCATGAATCTGTGCATTGAGCCAATTCAAGAGCTTGGCGGGTATCTGTGCCGATTCCGTCCTCCCGCCGAATGTGATTTTTGCCCCATCCCAAATGATACGGATATTCGTCCCGTCAATCTTCTCCGTCCACTCCCATTCCTTAATGAGGCCGTATATTGGGTTTCTCAGTTCCCCAACGTGAACTTTGTGCGTTGCTTCATCCCGTACAAACAGGGTTTTAATCTTCGGATATTCCGTGCTCATTGCGCCCTCTTGATGTTTGTGAGCTGCGAAATCAATGCGGTTCCCTCGAGAGTTCATCCATTGCCCCGATGAGCTTGTCCGGGAATAGGTGTGAGTTTTCCACCATCACTGAATCGAAACCTGGAACATCCCCGCGCTCCTGGGCTTTCTGCCACACGGTCAACCGTGCTTCCCGGCTCATGGCTCTGAGCTTCGCCTTGCACTCCGCCAATCGGTGCTTCGCGCGGATGAACGCAGCATCGTACCATGCTCTCCGGGTTTTCTCGTACAGCGCGCAGCGATCACGCCAAGCAACAAGCTCCATAGCCCTCTTGTCCGCCGCCTGCATCTCGGGGCTCAAGGCGTTCCGGCACTCGGAAATCCTCCGCTCGATCTCTGCATTGACCGCATCGTTGAAATGGCGCCACCTCCGGGCATCCTCGCGCTGGATGGATTTCCGCTCTTCGACAAGCTCCTCCTGTGTGACCAGGGACCCGGCAATCCAATGCTCGAAGGCAATGTTGCCGTAGGTGGTGCGACGCTTGACACTCTCAGCCATTTCCCGGAGTCGGGAGCGTGTCACGCGGAGCTTCGCCAGTTCCGCAATCAGTATCGCCCGGTGCTCGATGCTGATGTCAAGCTGTTTGACCATGAGAACCTCGTGCACCACCGCGGAGATTTCGCCCTGGCTGGCAATCTCATGTGCCGGATCGAACGGTATTAATCCGTGTGGCGAGTTCGGCGGCAAGCTCGACGTCGCCGGGTAGGACGCTGGATTTCTTACCGCCTCGAGAATTTCCGCTTTGGTGATTTTGACTGGCTCCATTCCGATTTTCCTCCTTCATCCACACCGCAAGCATTTTCTGCTTCCAATTCCTGACTTTGTGGCCATGAGAATCCACCCACTCAGCATCGTTGTAGTATTCGAATGCCCGTCGGGCAGTAGATTCCGGGAAACCTTTTGACTGGAAGTAAGCAACGACCTCATCCACGGTCGGCGCAACGAACTCATCCCTCTTTCTGCTTTCTGCTTTATACTCTCTACTTTCTACTCTCTGCTTTCTACTGTCTACTACTGAACTCACACTTTCATCATTCAGGGTGGAATTTCTGGGAACTTCTGGGAACTTCCCAGAATCATACTCATCCGCTGAAATTTTGAGGTATTCTGAGCGTGTACGCTTATTGAGTATGTGCCCTTGCCGTTCAATGAATGATTCCGGCTTGAAGGTGAAGAATTCCTTCCCCTGATATTCGATCAGGCGGCCCAGGTTGTGGTCCACGATTTCAACCAAGAACGCACGGAGGTTCTTCCGGACCCTCACTGGAGGGTTTATGAGTGCTGTCAGGGTGTAGTCGTTTGCCGGCACAACTCCGCAGTCATCGGCCTTTGCCAGCATCCGCAGGAAAAGATTCTGGGCTTCCAACGTGAGGCCGTTAAACTCCTCATCCGTCAGAATATCCTCTGAGAGCATCCTACGTCGTGCCATGTTCTTCCTTTTCTCTTTCCACCACCGCGTACGTCGTCTTGCAGTCCGGGCAATACCACAACGGGGCCCGGTCGGAGACCCTGGGCGAATCGAAGCCGTTGATCTTGAATCGCTCTCCGTTTGGGTGCTGACAAGGAGGCTTGGGCCGGGTCTCTGCCTTCACGCCGCATCCTCCTCAAAAAGTGTCACTTGCCCAAGGTCTGCTTGTGCCTTGCGCCCTCGTACCGTCTTGCGGATTATCGACGTTCCCCGGCCTATTTCGCGGTGGTACTGCGCACGGCGCTCATCTTCCCCCACCGTCTGGAAATATCCGTTACCAGAGGATCCAACAGGCCACCCTTCGGTGTAGAACCATGAGCAATATTCAGCGACGACCCTCGGATCCGCTCCTGTGAGCTCCGAGATTACCTTCCCCTTGATCTCATTGGTAGAGGTGTGCCGGAGTATTGCCCCGAGTACGCGCACGATCCGCTTTTGTTCGACGGAGATCATAGGTTTCTCGTTAGTATATCCCGCCTGGTACGTTACGGATCGGACGGGCGCGATCCTTGGGGGATGCTGGCATTTGCCTTCCCTCACCCGGATAGCCAGCTGAGCACGTACCTATCGCTCTCCATGTCTCCGGGGAGGGGGTTCATTTGGCGCAACCTGACTTTCCTGGTTTGACTTTGCCTTTCGAGTTCGATGTTCTGATGATCCCGGCACGCTGTAGCTCTGTCCGAATAGCGCGTCTGTGGCCAACTCCAATCGCCTTTTTACGCCCATTGAGATAGTTTGTCACATCCGCACGGTTCACTCCGACGCATAGCGCAAAGATTGATTGCGACTTGTATTCACGCTTTATGGCTTCGCGGATGTGGCTACTCATATCGTTCGCCAAGGAAAAGGAACCTACCTCGATCGAGCCGGTACATCTCCACCCTCCTGCCGGACTTTCCCGCATTCACCTTCCGGTTTAGTCGGATTGCTTTTTCGCGTACCCCCATCCCATAATCCGGCCAGCCGATGAGGCCGAGTTCAACATCATCGTGACACGCACGGCATAGCGTTATCAAGTTTCTGGCGGTAGACTCTCCCCCATCTACGCGAGGAACGATGTGGTGCAGTTCAAGACGCTTGCGCGACCCGCAACAACGGCATTTTCCGCCATCCCTGGCCATAATCGGCAGTCTCACCGATTTGTCGATAACCGCGCTACGCTCGGGCATCGCCGTTTCCCTCTTGTGTGGTGCGTCTGCCGTGTTTGATAATTTCAAACGCCATCCTTGCCTCATTGCGGGGCATTGTGGGGGCCGCCTCAGATGCCACTTTGGGGCCTCATGCAACCCATTACCGTAAGGGCTTCTTCGATGGTTCTCACGATGATCACCGGGCGTCCCTTCCAAGTATTGTGCCATGCCTGCTGCGCCTTGTTCGGCTTCTCTCCAGGGCTTTTCACCTCAAGCAGTTGGTCACGGAGCCCCCGGCCCACGAGTAGATCCGGAGCACCACCACCCAATGCCCCAAGGTCCAGGACGCTGCACCCGGCATACCGGAGCGCATTGACGATGGCCGCATGGTTTGTGTCACGCCTACCCTGCTTTCTCAACGCCCCCTCCCTTCGGATGGTGCTCAACCGGAGTTTCCGGCGCCGTGCAATCTCGTTGTGCGTTTTCCGAGGTGGTCAATCCCGTATGATGGAGTTCCCACGGCGGGAGGGTGGAGTTCATTCCTTGTTGCCTTTCAACGCCTCATGGGCTACAATCATGGCCGCCAGGTCGTTGTCAGCAACGGCCTTCTTCGCCTTGTTGATGTCCTGCTGAATCATCGTCGCACCGAAAGTGCCAGCAGGTCCGACGCTCTCGTATATCTTGACGAGCTTGGCGTTGCGCTCGATTTCGTTCAACAGCGATTCCATAAGATTCATGCTGTGGCCTCTGCCTTTTTCTTGGGTGTCAACACGAGCATGATCGAATCCTTGTTGTCCCATGCTCGTAAGTAACCGCCTTTGCACATACCAACGCTGTATCCCGCGGCGGAGGGTTTGGTATCAGCAAACGTTCCCTCTTTGATTGCCAGTGAGATATTGTCGTCGGGTGTAATCATCTTCAACGCCTGTTTCTCGCTGTCATTCTCCGGCGTGAGCATAACCTGTTTGACCTCATCGGCAATTACAATTGCGCATTTCATCGAATCCTCCTCTTTTCAAATCCCACGAGCGGCCGTCGGGGCACCATCCCTTGCACCCCTCACCGCCCCAGTTGAGGCGGTGCCTTCCACACGGCCGCGTCGTGGGGGAAAGATACTTCACTTCGTCAGTTCCTCGACTATCCGCTTCACGACCTCGCCCTTCTTCGCGTCCACCATCTCATTGACGCGCTGCGTCACCGACCTCTGGATCATCTCTTGGACTTTCCAGGTCTCTGCGAGCTTCTTCGCAAACTCAGCGCGGAACATATCCTCGAAGCTGTCGTGATGCACCTTCTTCCCCCAACCATCATCCGCGTGAACCGGCTTGCGGAGTTCCGCTTCGATTGCGGGAATTACCATGGAGTCAATCTTGTCGGCCACCGCCTTTTTGATTTGGGTGGTGACCTCTGGGCGGATCATTTCCTTGACAACATTCGTTGCGATTTCGAACAGGTCCAGATTGTCAATCTGTGCTTTCAGCATCTCCTCGATGGTCATTTTACTACTCCTTCACCTTTGTGAGAATCATTCTGAAACCTCTGACCTTCCTGATAGTATCTCCGTCATTGGCTTACCGTAGCGCTTCGCCTGAGCGGGAATGGATAGCGCACCCTTCTCTTTATTGCATGACGTGCATACAACTTGCCTGTTGCTCCTGGAGTTGTACGCCTCTCCGGTCAGATTCACATTGATATGATCCATTTCAATCTTCCCGCGGATAAAAGGCATGGTCTCTTGGCAGAGCGGACAGATACCTCGTTGCTGCTCGTAGAGGCGTTTGTACTCGCCCCAGGAAAAGCGGACACGCGGAGGCCGAACGTCCGTTTCCAACCTCCGCCGAAGATGTGTCCGCATGATGGCGTCGCAACGGCTGCGGCCCCACTTCGTGAGCCAAGTATCGAATTCGCTCTTGCACTGATCAAGCATCTCAGTTCCTTTTGATGGGCGGAGGGACGTTCAAGCCCTCTTCCGCTAGGTGCCGTGCGCAATTCTCGACGAACTGAATCTGCCGTTCCTTGTTGAGCCGCGTTGTCGTTCCCCCGGTTCGTTTCTCTTCGCCTGTGCGTTTGTCCACAAAGTAGATCGGATTGAATTCGTACTTCCATGCTTCGTGCATCTCGTCCTCGGTGTAGCCGAAGTGATTTGCTCCAAGCGGCACAAGGACGGCGAAATAGTAATTCCAGAGAGACGACATTCTCTCATCTGCTTCCTCGGCAATGAGCCGGATGCTCTTGCCGCGGAACGAATCCGCAACCTGCTCAATAAACTGCGCCCGGTTCGACAGTCGCATCGTACCGTCGTTTCCCACCACACCGGGCGCTATCACCTTGTGAACGGCCACGGTTCAGAGTTCCTCTGCCATCTGACGGATGTGTCTGCAGGCACGATCAACCTGGCTCACGGCATCGGCCAGTATCTTCTTCGCCTCTTCGCTCTTGAGTTGCGGTCGTTCAATGCTGCACAACATGGTGGCAAAGGCCAGGAGCTTCGTCTTGTCCGGTGCCCGGGCCGCCTTCCGCTCGTCTGCCTCTCGCTGCTTCCGCTCCTTTTCTTCGGCCTCCTTCTTCGCGCGGAGCTCCGCTTCGATGCGTTCCCGCTCCTTGCGTTCTGCGGCGAGTTGCTGTTGCTGCTCGGCCTTGAGCTTACGCTCCCGTTCGGCGGCCTCCTGGCGCTGTTTGGCTGCTGCCTTCTCGGATTCTTCGCGGATCCGGCACTGTTCAGCTTCCGCCTTTGCACGCTCGGCTGCCAGGACGCGCTCGTGTTCTTCACGTTCTCTCTTGAGACGTTCGTTCTCTTCACGGATGCGCTTCTCCTCCGCCTCCCGGGCAATGCGCTCCTCCTCGGCCTTCTGCCGCGCCTCTTCTTCTCTGCGGAGTTCCTCTTTGCGGCCCATGAGGAGAGCAGCGTATGCGGCCTCCGGCATGTTCGCCAGATCGTAGAGCTCCGGTGCCATACCAAGAGCAACGAGCTCCGTCTGCCGGGAAGCGCGGAGTTCTGATTTCCTCCGCTCCTCACGCAATTCGACGAACCGCTCTTGCTCTTCCAGAAAGCTCTCGATTGGCTCAATGAGTCCCTTGAGAACGTTGGAGATACCGTCAATGGCCTTGCCCTCGCGGAGAGACTGTTCCTTGAGGTCCTTTCGGGCGCGCTCGATCTCAACACGCTTCCCCTTGAGGAAGAGTCGGCCTTCACGCGCCATCTTCATCTCTGTTGTCTGCTCGGCGGATGTGACAACGAGCGCCTTGGCCTTCGTCTCCCAATAGGAGGCGATCCGGAAATAGTCCGTGAACTTCTCGAGGATGAACTGCGCCTTGGTCTGTTCAAGGCCGCTCTGGGCCACGATTGCCACGAGGGGGTTCTCCTGCTTGGGGGTTGCCTGTTCTTCTACCTGCATGTCGATCATGCTTCACCTCCGTTCTTCTTCGCTGTCACCTTCTCTGCGCCAGCCCGGGCAAGGTCGGCAGACTTCTTCACGTCCTCGCTTGCCGGTGCGCTCTCGGGAGGGAACACATCATCCAGCCGTTCCCTGCCGTCCTCAATGG